TGTTTGCTCGTTCAAGGGCAACTACAAGGTCTTGACCATCTAAACGGAATTGTCCGCTTACATTTACATTTGAACCTCCTGTATCCCCTATAAGTGATTTTAGTTTATCTAATGGGGCGATTACTTCAGGGTTTGATCTAGCACCCGCATATTCACCCACAAGTCCAAGTGTAGGTGTAGATACAATACCACCATTAGCAAATTTGGCAAAACCATCATTCTGTATTTTGCTTGATATTCCTTTAATTAAAGTACCAAGTGCTATTGCAGCTATACCCGCTGCAGCTCCTACACCTGGAATTGCAAAAGTTTCAGCCAATTTTGAAGCTGCTACTGCTGCCGTACCCATCTGAATTAATATATCGCCTAAAGCACTAAAAATTACTTGAGCAAGTGCCTCCATAGCATTACCTCCATTAATAGCTGCAGCAGTCAATGCATTACCAATACTTTGAGCCATAGATGCTACATTAAGTGACATCTCAAGACTTTTGTTTTTTATATTATCTGAAGTTTCGGTAAACTGATCTGATACTGTTGCCATTGTTCCAGTAAAGGATTCTACATTGGCAGCATTACTTGTTAAAGCATAATTAAGTTGATTATCACTTTCAATTAATGAATCAACAGCTTCAGCCATTTTATTGGCTTGTTTTATACCTTCGTCTAATTCCTGTAATGGGTCACCCGCTATTGGTGTCGGCATGGTTACTTTATCACCACGACCAAATGGTAGTTTAGGGGCAGGTACTTTTATACCTGATAAACCACCAAATGCTTCTTTTAGTTTATCGGTATTATCAATAGCTTCTTCAGAAGTTTCACTAAAGTTGTCGATTACCTTATTTAATACATTAAACCCAAGTCTAGCTGCAGCCCCCGCAGGTGCAAGTAATGATTGTAAAACACCTCTAAATTTTTCAGCTTTCGTTGAGGCTTGATCTAGCACTTTACCCATGCCTTCAAAAGCAGAAGTTGCTGCAACTAAAGCAACTAGAATAATACCCATTTTAGTATTTAACCTAGTAAATGCATCGGCTAATTGACCTAATGCCCAAAGAAGAGGGGGAACGGCAGTAGCTAAAAGACCGAATTGAACTATTGTTTCCTTGGTTTCATTATCTAGGTCTTTAAATTCTTTTAGGGCTTCATTTACTTTGGTAATTACTTTAGTAAACATTGGTAGTAATTGCTCACCAAATTCAGCAGCCAATTCCTTTAAACTTTCTTGGAATATTCTCATTTGGTTTGCAGCTCCACCACCGGTTCTTTCAAAATCACCGTGTGCATTAGAAGTAACGCCCATTACATATTGGTAGCGTAGCATTACCCTTTCTGCTTGACTCATCTCCTTGTAAGTCTTTTTAATACCTTGTTCCATACGGAATTGCTCAAGGTTTACTTCGGTCATTACAACCCCAAGGCGTTTTAAAGATTCTGTTTCGCCAGTAAAAACTCCCGCTAATGCAGTAGTTACTTCTTCAATATTTATATTTTTAAAAGAAGCCAGGTCACCTGCTAGACCAACAAGTTGGGTAGATAGTTTTGCTGCTTGTGATTGGTTGATACCCATAGAGGTACTCATATCACCAAACATTGCAGCCATATCAAGCGCACTACCTTCAGCAATACCAAATGACTCTAATGAAGTTTCAGCAAAGTCTTTTACGATTTTAGAGGATGCACCAAAAGCTACATTTACTTTATTAGTGCTTTCTTCCATGTCTGAAGCGAACTTAATCGCTGCAGCTCCCGCACCCGCTAGGGGTAAAGTCACAAAAGTCGTAAGATTACGACCTACACTTTTTAGTTTTGGTGTTAGTTTATTTAGAGATGATTCCGCCCTTTTTAATGCATCCTGAAGCTGCTTGGAATCCCCCTTGAGTAATACTCTTATTATATTATCCGGCATTGGCTACAATTTGAGGTAAAAATACAAAAAATCTAACCCTTGCCTTTTTCGGCATCTATCGCATCAACTCTAGCTTTGAACGCTTCGAACTGCTCTTTAGTCGATCTTGGTTTACCTCGTTCTAAATAGACATCTTGTGGTAGCGGAAATAGTTTATCAGGTGCAATCATATTGGCTTTCTTACTTACATTGACATTTACTATCATAGAAGCAAGATATCTCACTTGTTCCCATTCAATATTTAGGCGAATCATATAAGACTCGCCCAATAGTTGATTTTCTTTCCAAGTGTTATTCCAAAACTCGTTTGGCTTTAAGCCAACCTGACCAATGTAGTAATCGAGTAAAGAATCCCAGTCAAGTCGGCTATTTACTTTCCCTGCTTGGTCGTTCTTTTTACATTACGCTGAATCCCCATATTAAGGTCGTTCCCTAATATTTTAGATTCAAACATAGCCTCGATGATGTCTTGTAGTTTTTCAGCATCTACATCCTCTAACCAAGCACCTACTTTAAATTCGGTGTAGTCCACTTCGTTACCTTCTTCTTGGTCGTGGGCGAGAAGTGCGGAATAAATAACTGTTCTAATAAGTGAAATTGAAATTCCCTTTTCAAAGGCACTACCAATTTGCTCGAGGGATATCCCAAGCATATCAGTAAAGTTTGCCCAAAAGTTCATTGAAAAATGCATAGTGCGGTTCTTACCGCCTAGCTTAATAGTGTAGTAGCCTCGTTTCCTTGTTGCCATATAGAATATATATTAGGCGTAGAATCCCCTAAACTCTACGCCCTTGTTTATTTATTATGGGTTTGTGCTTGATGAGATAGCACCCGTGATAGTAATTGTACCATCAAAAGTTACTGGTGATTCTGCATCTGCACTAATGCTTGATGCTGAAATGTAACCCTCACCGCTATATACCGTGTCACCAGTTGTTGAAGTTCCAAAAGACCAATCAACCTTGGTACGACCCGTAATGTAGCCAATGATTTCATCTACGTTAGCACTACTTTCGTGATTTACTAAACCTTCAAATGAGATTTCACCACCTCGAACACCCGAGATGATTTCAGTCCATCCACCTGAATCTTTAGTAGTCACTTCCGGTAGGTCGTGTGATAGGCTCATTGAGCAAGTTGTAGTATGCCCTAAAGCGACTGGTGTACCACCATCTGCGATCACCTTTACAAGCAAGTTTGTACCGTTAAATACCGCCATTTTATTGAGTTATTTTAGATTCTTAAATTTTATTCAAATATACAAATAAAAAAATTACACACTTTCCCAGTCCTTATTGAGCAGCTCCCATTGAGTAAAGATAGTATCCCAAGTCAAGGCTTCGGTTGCATCGGTTATTGCATACACACCCGTAAGCGATATCTCTACCTCATAGGTGGATACATTTTCTGACTCGGCAGTTTCACTTACCGAACTAATATAACCCGTACCTCTTATAATTAGATTTTCATTGGCGGGGTTCTTAAAATAGAAATCAGCCACCTCACGAGTTATTAGCATCGCCTCTAACTCATCAAAGTTTAAAGTGTCGGAATAGCTAGATAAACCTTCAGACTTTATTGAACCGCTACGAACGCCCGACAGAAACTCTTGCCATCCTTGGCTATCCTTATTGGTTATGTCAATTAGGTTATGGTCAAAATTAATAACGGTGCTAGTCGAATGACCTAACACCGTTGTTTCTTTTGCTAATAAAAAAGAAGTAGCATTAACTATTGCCATAGCTATTTCACCTCTTCAGCATCTACCACTTCAATATCGTTAGCATCTTCTTTAATCGGTTCAAATTCGCCAGTCTTTAAATTGACTTGAATCTTACCGTGCTTCTCTTCTAACGCCTTGGTAAGTTCGTCTTGATCTGATTGCACCTGGGCGAAGGCATGAAGTAAAGAATGCTTTTGAAGTTCTAAAGCACCTAAATCACTTTGAATCTTTGCTTTAGCTTCTTGTTGTTTTTGTAGGGCTTCCATTTCCCCTTGTTCAATTTTGTTTGCCATTTTTAAAAATTTTGTTTAAGCAAATTTAAGAATTATTCATTATCAAACGAACCCAGTTATAACGCTTACGTTTT